GTTTAGATACTGCACCAAATACAGGAAGAGCTTCTAGTTGATCAATGAAGGATGCGAAACCAGCGGTAGACGCAACAAGATTATCCTTTACTGCACCACCAACACTTTTCAATACGGCGCTGTTTGTTTTTGAAACAGGCAGTAATTGAGCAGCTGCTTTTACAGATTGACTATATCTCTTATTTGTTTCTTTGAGTTCTGCTGAAATATCAGCAAGTCCTTCATTGACCGTTTTTGCCATTTAATTAAACCTTATTTCTTTTTATTTGCGATAGCGTCTGCTCCAAAGAAAGCAGAAACCAATACTGCAATTGAGGCAAAGTATGTTGGAGCAATATCTGCAATCAAAGTTGCTGCCTTGTCCATACCCAATAGTGATGTTAGAGCAATGCCCATTGGATATACCAACAGCCCAGCTAGTGAGAACCATGCCATCTTACGAATAGCATCTCTCTGTGCATCTTTATCTTCAAGTTCTTTTCTTTTGAACTCCATATACATTGCGTGTTCTTCTGGTGTTACTTCACCATCACCATTTGTATCTGCTGGGTGAAACCCTGCTTTTTTAATTTCTTCTTCAGCCATTCTCTCTCTCCTTATAGAGTTATTTATTTCGTGTTCGCCATTTCATGTCGAGCTTTCATGTTCTCTTCTTCAATGTGTTGCAGAAGTAGAGCAACATATATCTCCCTCTCCCACGGCAACATATTTTCAATCTCTGTTAAGGAATACTTGTGATGCTGCATCAAACCAAAATTTAACTTGAAGTAATTTGTCAAGTTATTGTGGGAGAGGGCTATTAGAAAAAAGAGTTCAACCCCTCTAGAACCACATCACTCTCAACACCAGTATTTGGGTTTTTAACCTTAACAGTATGTTTCACCTTTGGCATAGTATCAAAAAAGTTTTGCATTTTTTCAAATTGATCGTGAGACATAGATTCTAGAAACTCATCAAGTTCTTTTTCATCCATGTCGTTCTTATCATATACATTCTCTGTATCATAAATTTGTCTTACACAGTCTTTGATAATATTGAATGCTGTATCAGCGTCACTAGCAACAATTCTGTTGACGCTAGTTACTCTAGGATAATCCATAATAATACCAATCGTATCAGTCAATTTGATATTATTATCGTGTCCTACTTCTCTAACACATTGCACACTATCCAAGTTGATATTAACAGAAACTTTTGTTTCTCTATCATCTGGGCAAGTAATACTTACCTCTACCTCAGAACCAACAGATTTGGATCTCAATTGAATAAAGATGTATTCCAAATCAAACATTGGAAGTGTTTTGACATCCAGTTTCCCAAATGTGCAAGAATCAATAATCTGTTCGACTGCTCTCAGAATATCACTCTGATCTCCTGTTGATTGAGCAATCATCAAAATCTTTTCCTCTTTTACGAGGAATGGACGGTATTCAACTTTTTCACCAGTTGAAGGGAGCGTCAATTCATACTTGGCTGTCGCCAGTTGTGGTAATGCCATAATATTTTCTCCTAATGTGCATTATATTATCTACCCAAAAAACCGACAGGCGAACCACTAAATGATCTACCTTGCCCACCAGTTCTGTTACTTGTTCTTGGAATATTATCTCTACTGAGTTCTGTTCCATTTCCATCTGTCATGTAGTGTTCTTTGAAAGCAAACTCTACATTTATTTGTCCAATTTCTGAATTATCTTGTGCATATTCAATTGCACCAATAGTTTTAGGATAACAATCAATAAGTTTCAATCCAGCAATCTTTTCGTCATTCTTGTTCAACTGATACAGTTGAATATCTCTTTTGTAGTTGTCATAGTATTCTAGATTATATGTATCTGGTTTATAGATATAATCCATCCAGTTCAAGAAATACTGTCTTTCTCTATGTTCTGCTGACAAGTAGAAATTAAAAGATACTGATTCTGCATATGTCAATCCTTGTGCCATCTCGTAAGTTGGCCCATATACAGTCTCATTAGTAACTGTTCTAATGTTCTTGCCTGGAAATGTTACTGAAACAACTTTGAATGAAACAAACCTGTCTGTTGTAATACTTGGATTGGCTTCAAATGGTGAGATGATAAGGCACTCAAATCTGTTAAGATGAGCAGGCCCGCCATACTGATTGAAGTTTGCAATAAATTCGTCTAAAAATGCCATTATTGTGGTCTCCTAGGCGCATTTGCCATACGCCGTGAATCTGCATATACTTTGTTCTCAACTCCTTGTGGAACAAATCTCTGCACTGGTAATAGAACTGCGGCCATCATTTCTTCTGCTGTAATAATACGAAACCTTGAACGGACATGATCTGCAAGGTATCTTTTTACAGTAGGACGAACTATAGGATTTCTCTTAATTCGATTCCAAGTCAAACGAATTCTCGTATTCTCATTCATTCTATCGTCTGTTGCATACTCTGTTATAACATTGAGTAATTTAAGTCTCATAGGAATAGATAGGTAGTGAAAATTCAACCCCAAGAATCCATCCCTGTATTCTTCAATTGGCATAACCAAAGGAAACCTATCATAGTATGGTAGGGTATCTTTATTCTTTGCATCATAATAAAAGAAGTTCATTCTGCCATAATCTGGCCTGCCAGTAACTAATCCTTCACTGATTAGTTGCCGTGTTGGTGGTTCGCCTAGTTCTCTGATTTTATCTCTAAACCAACGAACTGAGCGTTCTTTACCACCTGTTTTTTCTAGTAAGTCATCAAAGTATGCCATACCTCTATTTATACGATTTACCCTAGATGATCCTCTGTTAGTATCTTAAATTCCATCTTTCTATCTGCACACCACTCTAATGCAGCTTCCCACTTTGCTTTATTCACGCCCCAAGTGCGAACTTCTTGGATGAATCTTTTGGTTTTGCGTGATGGTTGTTTAGGAGGGCCGCATTGGGCTTTGGGTTTGACTTCAATAATCATCTTCTTTATTGAGCCATTTGCTTGTCGAATTTTGATGTAAAAATCAGGGAAGTAACGATGTATTCTACCATCTAGTGGTGAACGATAAGGTATGATAATTTCTTCACTGCCCCATTCTAGAACAGCGTCATTTCTGTCACAGTAAACCATAAACTTGCGTTCCCACAAACTACGATAAATAATCTTTGAGGAATCGCCTTTGTATTTTTGTGGTTTTGATGGAATGTATCGACCTCTATATGCCATAACTATATAAATACTTTCACAGGTTACAGGATTATTTATATGGCACTTTTACCAACTGTTGTAAGAACAAGCACAGGTTCTATTGGAAAGAACTTCATCTCTTATCCAAAAGAACTAGGAACAATGGCTCGACACGACCACTATGTGATGTTCTTTATCAACAAACAAGCAAAATCTGAAATCGACTTTGGCAGTGGTGCAGTTGCTCCATCTGTAACTGGTATTGATGGACAACAAAACGAAGCTACCACACTCTCTATCAAGCGTGCTCCAACACAACGACTTTCTCAAGCAATTGCATTGTATATGCCAAGTCAGATTAGTGTTTCTCACAAAGCAAACTATGGTGAACAAGAAATTGGTGCATTGGTTGCCGGTGCTGCATCTGCTTTAGGAACTATTAGTGAAGGAACAAGTGTCGGTGACATTGCTAAAAGATTAGGTGCTGATTTGATGGCTGAGGGTGGTGCAGAATTGGGTTATGCTGCACTAAGAGCTGCAGATGCTACTATCGCTCCAGGCGCTGTTGCTGCATATGAAATTAGTCAAGGTAAAGTAAGAAATAATAGAACAGAGATGAAGTTTGAAGGCATTGACAGAAGAAGTTTTTCATTCACATTTAAGATGTTGCCTACCTCGCCAGAAGAAGCACAGGCTATTGAGGATATTGTGACTGCATTCAGATTTCATTCAATGCCAGAAATTGAGGGTGATAACCTTTCTGGTAGAACTATGATTGCTCCATCAACTTTTGATATCGAATATAAACCCAATACTCATCTACACAAGATTTCCACATCAATATTAGAATCTGTTGATGTTCAGTATGGTGGCGAAAGAACGCAATTCTTTGTTGATGACCATCCAGTAGAAACTCAACTGACACTTCAGTTTAAGGAATTGGAAATTATCACCAAAGAAAGAATTGCTCAGGGATTTTAATATATGTCATATTTTAGTCAATTTCCAAAGGTGTCCTATGATGTTCGTGGTAATGGTATTCCACAATCAATGACAAATATCACAAAAAG